AGTTTGCCGTCGCGGAGGCTTGAGAAGTTGACGCCCTCGAGATCGTTCGCGCCGGCGTTGTAGCTGGCGCCGCCGACTGCGAAAAATGCGCGGAGTGAGTTTTTGACGAAGTCGCCGAACGCGGAGTTCGGGTGCGTTGGGTCCCAGGCCTGGAACTCTTGACCGGCGCCGAGCTGGTCGATTGTTCCGGGTGTGAACGATTCCGAAATCTCGGAGGCGTCGTAATCGGCATCCGCCTCGCCTTCGTATTCTGAGCCATCGCCCGAGGTGATGAACCCCATTTTCGACGCGCCTGCGCGAGCAGCGACGAGCTCGGCCTCTTCATAGCCGCCGAGTTGTTGCAGGCGTCCCATGCCTGCCTCGAGAGCGGGGAGCCCTCGCGATTGGTCGATTCGTTTCGCGTCGTATAGGTGGACGATCTCCGCCGCTGGAATGCGAAAGGTCCGGTCGACTTGCAGTTGACTCTTCGCGGCGCCGGGGTGCCGGTCGTGAATCCAATAGGCAACCGGGCGGTCCCACTTGTTGCGCTCGATCCCCATGCGGATTTCGAGGCCGGTGTCTGGATTGATCCTGTTCAGGCCGAGCGATAGTCGGTCGCCCTCGATCAATTCAACCTGAAACCCAAACGATCCGAAGTCGCCGCCGCGATGGAATCGAAGTAACGACTCTCCGTCGCGCTTGTAACTAACGGCGAGGAGCTGGAGGGCGGTCTCCCAGGAGTGCCGGCCGCATACCGTAGGGGTTCCGCGCTTGCCCCATTCTGCCCAGCCGCGACGAATGCGGAGGTTCGCGTCGCGGTCCGGTTTGATCTTTCCGTCCGGCATCTCGTCGAATACTCGCGGGACTAGGCGGATCCCGGCATCGCCGAGCACGTTCTGGACCCAGAGGTCGAAGTATCGAACGGCCCAGGGGTTTTCGCGTTCGAGCTGGCGAGCTCGGCCGCGCTCGCCCTCGATGCGTTGCTTTAATTCTTCATCGGCCGACGACTTCGACGCGCCGAAGTTGCCAAAGAGCCGACCGCCTTCGACCGGGTCCCAGTTGCGCCGGCGCGGACCGAATGCCGGGCGCAATCGCGGGGAGCTCGAGGGCGGGGTCCGCGTTGATTTGGTTTCCGTGTCGAGCCTGAATAGGTCTCGGATCATGTGAACCTCGCGACAATCCGGCGTTTACCGGGGAGGAGGCCGCGCGAGATTGCGGCGAGTTCGGATCGACGGCGCCGCGAAAATCGGCGCTCCATCGACTCGAGTTCGGCCATTGGAATGCGTGAAAGCGATCGGCCGGCGACCGAGTAGTTTTCGGAGTCGAGTTCGAGGCGACCTTCGAGCCGCGCCTGGATCAGCGCGAGCATTCTAGAGACGTGAGTCGACGAGTCTCGGTTTGTCGCGCCGTCGAGGTTGCCGGGCAGTAGATCAAAGACGCCGGACTCGATCATCGTGCGGGCGGCGCCGGTCTTCGTTGCCCAGACTTGCCAGGTGTATTCGCCGATTGCCTTGTCGGTGGTTTCAAATAGGAAAGTCCAGAGACCCGAGCCCGCATCGGTTCCCGCGACGCTGAACCCGTCGGTAGAATCCGGCCCGGCCAGGTCGACCGATACCGCCCAGGAGTCGGCGGCGGTGTAGTCGGTGAGCGTCCGAGTCCAGGTTACGCGCTCCATGTAACGAGCGGAGCGGGGCGCCTGCGTTGGGATCGTGATCGCCATCGGCGGGTTGCTCCTAATAATTTGTCGCGAATCCGCCGCGCTTGCGGGGAAGTCTTCGCGGCGCTTTGCGCTTCGCCTTACGCTTCAGCGGGCGAGGCGTGTCGTCCGGATCGTCGTCGTCGGGCGAAGAGCTCGGCGGTCGGTCGTCGGTCGGCGGTTCTTCATCTGAAGCGAGGCCGGCAGCCTGGTTGTCTCGACGTGCCAGGAGCTTCGCCCAGTTGACCATTCGAGACGCGACGGCGGCGCGGGCGTAGACCCAACAGTCGCAGGCCTCAACGCGCGGATAATCTTGGATCCATTCGACCGATAGCCGGCCCTTTACTTTGCGAGGCCGAGGCGATTCGCCTGCGATCTGGGCGAAAAACTCCTCGTCGAACTCGGGGCGGGTCGGAAAGTGAATGAAACCGGGCGACGGCTCGCCGGGTTGCCAGTCGACCGGGCGCTTTTTGCGGAGCGAATAGTGGAGGGCGGTTTTGCCTGGATCGACGCCCAGGATATAGAGCTCGCCGCGGCCTGGTCCGCCTCGCTTCTTTGCTTTGATCTTGGTCGCGCCTTTGAGCGGCCATAGCGGGACGTGTTGGCCACCTCGGCCGCGGATCGCATAGACCCGTTTCGAGCGGCGTTTGCGGGCGAAGGCTAGAACCTCTTCATAATAGAGACCGCCGGAGTCGATGCAGGTCGCCGCGACGGGGAGGACGACGCCATCTTCTCGCGTGAATTTGGAATCGAGGACCAGGTCGTCGAGGGCGGTGAGGTCTTTACCCTCGAGCAGCTCGGCAGGGTCGGCGCTTAGAACGTGATGTTCGAGCGCCCAACACTCGTTGGAGAGACCCCAGCCATAGAGCGAGACCTCGATCGAGTTTTTCTGAACATCGCAGCCCGCCGTGACCATTAGGATCCCGTTCGGGATCCCGGCCTTCGGATAGTTTTCGACCTTGTCGAGTAGGAGCTCGGCGTCGATTCGGTCGGAGCCTTCGTCCCAGAGCTCGGCGAGCCTGGTCGTGACGAATACCTGGAGGAGCATCGGGTCGCCCTGAGCGTCGAGCCATTCCTCGACCAGCTCGGCCATCGAAAGCCAGGGGCTGCAAAGAGCGTTCACCCAATAGCCGCGTTTGGCGCGGACGTTCGGAAACTTCGCAACGTAGTGCCCGCGGCTCGCCGACTCGTGGCGCTCGTCATCGGTGAGATATTTTTCGCAATGCGGGCATTTGTATTGAGCGCGTGCGGCGCGTTCTTCGTTTGAGAGTCGGTCGAGGACTTCTTTCTCGAGGGCCTCGAGTCTGAAGTCGACGTGCTCCCAGGACAGGATCTGAACGACATCACAATGAATGCATTTCGCGTGCCAGCGATTCTGATCGGTTTGCTCGTATCGTTTATGGATTCGAGACCGGCCGAGCGTGCCGGGTGAGGAGGCCCAGGTCTGGAGCGAGGTGTCGAAGTTGCTCGTCCGCTTGCCCGCGAGAACCATCGGGTCGCCTTCATCGCCGCCCTTTCCTCCGGCGCTTGCCGGCCAGCGATCGACCTCGTCTCCGTAGAGATCGCGGACCGGACGCATCGCCAAGCCGGCCGCACTGTTTGCGCCGGTGATCGCGAGACCGCCGCCGGGGAATTTCTTCTCGAGGATCTCAGACGAAGCCGCGCGCCTGGTCGTGTTCTCTTTGTCATAGACGATGTTACGGAGGGGCGGCGTATCGCGGAGCATCGGCGCGAGCCGATCCTTCGACCAGACTTGGCCCATTCGATCAGTCGGGAATACTGCGAGCATCGGGGCCGGGTCGCGGTCGATCCGGTGCCCGATGATGTTATTCAAAACCTCAGTCTTCGCGCATTGCGACGCGAACTCGAGGACGATCTCGCGACAGTCCGGGTCGGCGCTGGCGTCCATCGGTTCGCGGGTCCAGGGGACGCGGGAGGTTTGCCACTTCCCGGCCTCGGCGGCGCTTTCAGGGGAGAGCATCCGGTTTGCGTCGGCCCATTGCGACGGGGTTTCGCTAGCTGGTCTTTTGAGCTTTCGCCGGACGCCGCGATGCAGGGCGTCGCGCAGGCGCTGGCCGAATTGCTTTTGATGCGCCTCGGCCCTTTCGAGCGACGACGGCGAGATCGTCGATGTCGGTGAGCTCATCGAGGATTTCGAAGACCGCGGCCTCGACCGCCGCCTTCATCTTCGGCGCCGTCGAGATCCGAGCCCAGCGCCCGGCGTAACGTGTTTTCATAGAGAGGAGCTTCGAGCGGATTCGGAGAAAACAGTCTTCGACCTCCTCGATTACGATGGCGAACGGGACGACCTGGCCGCGGGCCTCCTCGAGAGCCAGCTCCGAAATCTCAGTGTCTGCGAGCGCCTTCCGTTTGCGGAGCTCCTCGAGGTCGATCGCGCCGTCGGGTCGCTTGCCACTTGCGACCGCCTCCTCGACGTCTCGAGCTCGAAGCCATGCGACTACGTCGGCGACGTTATAGGTCGGGAATCGGCCGGTTATGTCACTCGGAACGCCTCGGATCTTCCACCCGTCGACCGCGTTTGTCGAGTAGCCGAGCAGTGATGCAAGCTCGGTTCTGTTCAAATTGTTGGCAGACATTTGCACGCCCTCGAGGTTTGCCCGTGTAGCGTTGGAGGTTTGCCAGTGTGGCGCGTTTGTGTGATTCCAGCCCAAGTATGCGACAATCTAAGCGCCCACCACCCGGGGGCCTTAGCGGACGTCACGCGGGAAAATTTCGACCCTCGCGTCACC